CGCAGATTGTTCCCCTTCCAGTTAAGGAGAACACGGATAGCGAGGGGAATGAAGTCCTAGACTTCAAGTTCAAACTCAAGCCAACCCTTCGCACTCGCCAAGGGGAGGTCATTGAGCAGAGGCCGCAAGTGTTTGATGCAGGCCTAAAACCTATGGTAGGCGTGGAGGTGGGCAACGGCTCTCTGGTAAAAGTCAGCTTTGTTGCCGCACCTTATCAGGCTCCTATTGGAGCAGGGTTATCGTTACGGCTTAATGCCGTTCAGGTTATTGATTTGGTTCAATACAATGGTGGAGGAGCAGATGACGGGTTCGCCGTGGAAGAGGGCTTCTCTATTGGTGATGAACCGAAAGCTCCCGTTGTACAATCCAACGGGGAAGGCGCACAGACCCAATCCGCATCAGCGTTCTAGGTTTGGTAGTCCTCCTTGACAAGGTGAAGAGAGGGACCGTGTGCCTTACAAAAATAAACTCGAAAGGGGATTGGGATGCCTGCTGGCAGCGGCAGGCGTCCCCTTCGCCTATGAGCCAGACAGAATCTACTACACGAAGCCGCACTATTATGTGCCTGACTTCAAGGTAGGGGATTTCTATCTGGAAACCAAAGGCCGCTTCCTTCCTTCTGACAGGACTAAGCACCTTCTTCTTCAGGAGCAGCATCCTGAGTTGGATATTCGTTTTGTTTTCCAACAACCGACTCATAGGATTAGCAAGGTATCGAGAACAACATACGCAGCATGGTGTGATAAGCACGGGTTTTTGTGGTGCGGGAAAAAACTACCAAAGGAATGGTTTTAATAAAGCCGAGGAGAGCAACACACGCTTTACTGGAGACTACTGATCGAAGGAAAGCGTTGGTAAGAGTGGAGGACCTAGACACGCTTAAGGGTTCTCCGGGCAGATTAACATGGATGCAGATGCACAGGCAGGAGCGTGAGATTTTAGGAACCATCGATTTCGATGGAAAAATAGAGGAAATAACAAGTGACTACCGAAACAAACCAAACTTCAACTGAAGCGAGCAGCTTCGTTTCTCATGGACCCTGCTCATCTTGTGGGTCCAGCGATGGCGTGGGGGTATATGATGACGGGCATGGCTTTTGCTTTTCATGTAACACCCACTTTCAGGACTACGACAACAAGGCCGCAATCCCCAAGCCAGCCTCATCCAACCTGACGGCATCAGGTTTATCTGACCTGACTTATACCGCCCTGACGGCGCGGGGGATATCAGAGAAAACCTGTCGATTCTGGAGGTATCAGGTCGGCAACTATCATGGAAGGCCGGTTCAGGTTGCTAATTATTATACCAATGAAGGTGTAGCTCTGGCCAAGGTCCGATTCAAGAACAAGGATTTCCTGCAAGTAGGCAAGGGCAAGCTTCCCCTTTATGGGAGTTGGCTTTGGCAGCGGGGAGCCTCCACCAAACAGGTCATAGTGACCGAGGGTGAGATCGATGCCCTGAGCATTTCCCAAATACAGGAGTGCAAGTGGCCTGTAGTGAGTGTTCCCAACGGTGCAGCGGGAGCGGTGAAGACCTTCAAGGACAACCTTGAATGGCTGGAGACCTATGAGTCGGTTGTCATCATGTTTGACAACGACAAGGTTGGACAGGAAGCGGCTGAGAAATGCTCGCAACTCCTGTCTGTAGGAAAGGCGAAGATTGCCACCCTTCCCCTTAAGGATGCCAACGAAATGCTGGTAGCCAAGCGAAGTGCCGAGCTCCTCCATCTCATGTGGAACGCAAAGGCTTGGAGACCTGACGGCATCGTGTCCGGTGAAGACCTATGGGACGCCCTTATCAAGGAGGACAATACAGTCGCCCATACCTACCCGTGGCCCACCTTGAACGAGATGACTATGGGCATCAGGGAGGGGGAGATCGTCACGCTTTGCGCGGGATCAGGTATAGGCAAGAGTTCAGTCTGCAAGGAGATGGCCTACCACCTGATGAAGCAGGGCAAAACCATTGGCTACATTGCCCTTGAGGAAAGCACAAAGCGAACAGCCTTGGGAATCGTTGGGCTGCACATGAACAAGCCCGTCTACCTTAATCCGCAGGATTTTGAACAGGCAGACCTACGGGAAGCCTATGATGCCACCGTGGGATCAGGCAGATACTATACCTATGACCATTGGGGGTCTGTCGGAGAGGCTAACTTATTATCAAAAATCCGTTATTTAGTAACGGGGGTTGACTGCAAAATTATTTTCCTCGATCATCTTTCCATCGTTGTGTCAGGCATGGAGGGGGGAGACGAGAGGAGGATGATTGATAACACCATGACAAAGCTTCGCTCCCTTGTGGAGGAGTTGGACTTCGCATTGATTTTGGTTTCCCACCTGAAACGCCCTGATGGCAGAGGACATGAAGAGGGGGCGAAGACATCCCTTGCACAACTTAGAGGTAGTGCAGGGATCGCCCAGCTATCGGACATGGTGATTGGGTTGGAACGAGACCAGCAGGATGCGGCTACGTCAACTATCACAACTGTGCGTGTTCTGAAGAACCGTTGGTGTGGCAGAAGCGGAGTCGCATCCACGCTGGAATTTCACGAGGACACGGGAAGAATCCTTGAGGCCTTGGACTTTAAGAAGGAAGATAATGAGAACGATATTTGACATCGAAACTGACGGCCTTCTTGATGAGGCGACCAAGGTGTGGTGCATCGTTTGCCGTGATGTTGACACGGGTGAGGTGAAAACCTTTGGACCCCATCACATTGAGGAAGGGCTCTCGTGGCTCACCCAGCAGGATGAGCTTATAGGCCATAATATTATTAACTTCGACATACCCGTGTTGGAAAAGCTTCACGGGCTGGACTACTACGGCAAGGCTACCGACACTCTGGTTTTAAGCCGACTGATACACACCAACCTGAACGAGCACGACCGCATACGAAATGCTAGGGTGGACTATGTTCCCCTGAAACTCGTTGGGTCCCATTCGCTCAAGGCTTGGGGTTATCGCTTGGGAACCCTGAAGGGAACCTACCTAGAGGATGCAGGCTTTGATCATTATAGTGACAAGCTGCTTCTTTATTGCGTGAAGGATACCGAGGTAACCTACGAGCTTTACAAGAGGCTTCCCCTAACAGAGTGGACAGAGCAATGCTTTGAAATCGAGCACCGCTTTGCTGCCTGCATGGGTTTGATGGAGAGGCGCGGCATTCGTTTTAATACTGATGGAGCCCGTGATTTATATGTTACCTTGAGCCAGCGGAAACTTGAGTTGAACGACAGGCTGCAAGAAATGTTTCCACCTGATTCATTAACCATGAAGTCCACCACTTGGCTGGTTGATGACATGATATATGACACAAAAAAGGAGGCCCTTGCCGCTGGCCACAAGGACAAGGACATCACCAAGGGGCCTAATAAAATTAAGCTCATTGATTTTAATCCGGGTAGCCGGGATCATATAGCCAGTAGGTTAAAGCGGCTGGGTTGGGGTCCTTCGGAGTTCACTCCAGAAGGGAAGGCCAAGGTAGATGAATCCGTTCTGTCAGGTGTCACCTTCAAGAACCCAATCGGGACCGAGGCTGTTAAGCTTTTGCGGGAATACCTCATGCTGGTGAAGAGGATGGGACAGCTTGCGGAAGGCAGACAGGCGTGGATGAAGGCCGAGCGTGGTGGAAGGATTTATGGCAGGATCAACACCAACGGAGCCGTAACAGGCCGTTGCACCCACTCGTCTCCTAACATGGCCCAAGTACCTCGTGTTGGGAGCTCATATGGTGTGGAATGTCGCTCCCTATTCATGGCTAGTGAGGGTTATAGAATGATTGGTTGTGATGCGTCAGGTCTGGAGCTACGTTGCCTCGCGCATTACTTGTACCCCTATGATGATGGGGATTACGCCAACAAGATTCTAAAAAAGGATATCCATGTGGAGAACCAGAAAGCGGCTGGCTTGCCGACTAGGGATGCTGCTAAGACCTTTATTTATGCGTTCCTCTATGGAGCGGGTGACGAAAAAATTGGAGGAATCCTTGGCAAGGGGAGAGGTGCTGGACGAGCAATCAAAGAAACCTTCCTCCAAAGTATACCAGCGTTAGCACAACTTAAGGCTTGCATTGCAAACGCCTTACATTCAAGAGACTTTCTTAAGGGATTAGATGGAAGGCATCTCTTTATAAGGAGCGAGCATTCCGCATTGAATACCCTGTTACAAGGTGCAGGAGCAGTTATAATGAAACAGGCCACCATACATCTGTATGACAACCTGACTAAGTTGGGCTTTGTTCACGGTAAGGAGTGGGCTTTTGTGGCCCATATCCATGATGAATTTCAGGTAGAAGCGAGGCCTGAGTGTGTTGACCAAATTGAAAAGGAGGCGGTCAATGCCATCAGACAGACAACACAAACGTTGGGCTTTAGATGCCCACTCGATGGAGAAGCCAAGGCAGGAAGCAACTGGGCAGAAACACACTAGACACGAGGCAGCAGGCGTGGCAGTAGAGCTATTAATAAAATCTATTCTGATAAACAAAGGTTTCCTTGTGTCTGACCCTATACTTTCTACCAGCTACGACTTCATTACCGAATGGGATGGAATTATTAACACAATACAGGTTAGATCGACCGCTACAGCAGCTTGGCGGGGGTATTACAGGATAGAGACCCCCAAACGGGGGGGCTATTCGATTTTACTGGCCCACATTGCTCCGCGAAACGTCACTTTTGTTATGCCGTGGAATGAGGTTGATCGCCAATGGATTTGTATACACAAGGACAGGCTGAGTCGCTATGAAAAATACAAAGAAAAGTGGAACCTACTTAAGGAGACCCACTAAGATATCCATCCTCAACCAAGATTTTAGGATTGAGTGGGTGTCTAGTGGCGATGCCTTGGGTAGTGTGGACCTCTGCAAATGTGTGATACAAATAGTTAAGGATTATCCCAAGCATTCTATCGCTGACACGTTCCTGCACGAGGTGATCCATGCTATCCATCATGTCATGGGCGTTACTGATTCGACAACTGAGGAAGATTCAACCAGCCGACTAGCTACTGGGCTCTGCACCGTATGGCGACACAATTCAAAGGCCTTTGAATGGCTTAACAAACAACTGAAAGATGGCTAAGACTGTATTATTAATAGATGGCGACTTGATCGCCTATAAACACGCCGCTGGTTCGGAAGTCCCGACTGATTGGGGAAGCGACTGCTGGACCCTACATACTGACACCAAGGCAGCGAAGCAGACGATGGACGGTTACATGAAGAGCCTGCTTACCATTTTAAAAGCCGACAAGATGGAGGTGGCCCTTACGGGTACGAAGGTCTTTCGCAAAGAGCTAGACCCCACCTACAAGCTTCATAGAAAGAAAACCCGCAAGCCGATTGGGTTAGGCGTTCTTAGGGAACACTTGCTGACTACTTGGCGGGGGTGCATAGAGGACACGCTTGAGGCTGACGATCTTCTTGGGATATGGGCGACTGATCCAATGTTCCATGCGGGGGCTACAAAAATAATTGTCTCTGTGGATAAAGACATGAAGAGTGTTCCATGCAACCTATGGAACCCGGATCACCCAGAGTTTGGGGTCAAAAATATTTTGGCGAAAGAGGCAGACACTTTTCACCTGTACCAGACCCTCGTGGGAGACGCGACCGATGGTTATCCGGGGTGTCCAACCTACGGACCCACGAAATCCAAGCGACTTTTAGATTCCTTCTCCCTGAATGACACAACCCCTTGGGAGAAGGTTGTTGAGGCGTTTGATAAGCAGGGGAAAGACGAGGAACAGGCGTTGTTGCAGGCTAGGCTGGCTCGTATCCTTCGCGTGGAGAATTATAATCAGAGAACAAAAGCAATAAAGAACTGGATGCCATGAAAATAATAGGACTAAGCGGTAAGAAGCAGTCTGGAAAAGACACCATCTACAGGTTGTCTCGTGACCTGTTTGTTGAGGCCAACAAGGAAGCCCGTGTTGGGCGCGTGGCCTTTGGCGATTCATTGAAGCAGGAGGTGTCAGAGATTACAGGTTTCCGAATGGACTTTATTGAGGAGCATAAGGACAGGTTTCGAGAGCTCCTACAGGTGTGGGGGACTGAATTCCGCAGGGAATTCTTTGGCTACAGCTATTGGATTGATAAGATGGCCGAGATTCTACAGAAAAGTGAGCCTCGGTTTGATCTGCTGTTTATAACCGATGTTCGCTTTAAGAATGAGGCAGAATATATTAAAGAGCTTGGTGGCCTGAACATCAGGGTGGAGAGGAGGGCTCCGCAGACATATCACACCCTGCAAGAGCTTGAGTCTCTGGACATGCATAAGTCCGAGAATGACATGGATGATTACAGCCAGTTTGATTACGTCATTAACAACGACAAGTCTCCTGATGAGCTAGAAAAAGCCGTAAAGGATATGCTCACAACCCTCAACTTCTTAGAAACAAATGCTTGACAAGGAATTTAATCCTGTTAACGAGAACTTGCCTCCGGTACAAGAGGCCTTGGTAAATTGGCTGAATGAAGTTTATCCTGATCGGATGCCATCGGAGACAGACCTCCTTGACATTCGATATAAACAGGGGCAGATTTCGGTAGTGAAAACGTTAATCTCAATATTCGAGGAACAAAAAAATGTGCTTCGGCGGTAGTCAACCAGCAGTACAGCCCCCTCCCCGTGCAATCTTAGCACCCATAGGGACACAAGCCCCAGTAAAACCAGAAAGAGGGGCGACTAAAAGAGTTGCAGGCAAAAAGCGTCCAAGGCGCAGGGGAACAGGCAGAAGCGACTTGGTAATCAGCCGCCCAACCGGCGTCAACATGGGCAGCGGTGGTGTAGGCATCTACAATAGCTGATGCACAATGTTTTACTTAAGGGACTCTATAGCTCCTGCGAGCAGGCCCGGATGCCTTTCCTTCGCAGAGCAAGGGATGCTGCGGAGTTAACGATTCCCTCTCTTGTTCCACCGGAAAGCAACTCCGGTACAACAGAATACGGCACTCCGTTCCAAGGGATAGGAGCTAGAGGTGTAAATAATCTTTCATCCAAACTGTTGCTGGCTCTTCTGCCTCCCAACTCTCCGTTCTTTCGCCTAATCATAGACAAATATGAATATGAAAAAGCATCCAATGGACAGGCAGACCCAGCACTCAAGACTGAACTGGAGAAGGCTCTGGCAGAGGTTGAGAGGGCGGTGCAGGGTGAGGTGGAGACGTCTGCGATACGAGTGGGAGTCTTTGAGGCACTCAAACAGCTTGTGGTAGCAGGCAATGTTCTTCTTTACGTCCCAGACAAGGGAGGGCTGCGGGTATTTAACATGGATCGTTATGTCTGTAAGCGTGACCCAATGGGAAACGTTCAGACAGTTGTTATAAAAGAATCAGTTGATCCTGACGTCTTACCTGAAGGGGTGCGCCAGCAACTGGAGGAGTTGGGGGACCAACAAATAACGGAACAACACACAGGCCATCCTAAAACTGTAGACGTTTACACGGGGATTTACCGTGTGGAAGGCAAGTGGGAGGCTCGGCAGGAGGTTGCAGACATCGATATTCCCTCGGCAAGGGGGAGTTATCCTATGGACAAGAACCCTTGGATACCCCTTCGTTACACCCGAATTGAGGGTGAAGACTACGGGAGAGGGTTCATTGAGGAGTATCAAGGAGATTTAAGAAGCCTTGAGGGGCTGACTCAAGCAATCGTAGAGGGTTCAGCAGCCGCAGCAAAAGTATTATTCCTAGTAAACCCAAATGGAACCACAAGGCCTAGCACTCTGGCTAATACTCCTAATGGCGGTATTGTTCAGGGGAACGCGCAAGACGTCACGGTCTTGCAGATGGAAAAATTTGCCGACTTCAGGGTGGCTCAAGAAACTATAAACCAAATCAAGGAGCGACTTGGTTTTGCCTTCCTGATGAACACCGCTATCCAGAGACAGGGTGAGCGGGTTACAGCGGAAGAAATAAGATTCATGGCTCAAGAGTTGGAAGATGTCTTGGGGGGAGTGTACTCAATACTCTCTCAAGAATTTCAACTACCTCTTGTTAACCGTCTTATGGATCGTATGTCCAAGGATGGTAGGCTACCTAAGTTACCCAAGAAAATAATCAAAACTACTATTGTCACGGGGCTTGAGGCATTAGGCAGGGGCCATGATTTGAACAAACTAGACAGCTTTATCTCTGGGGCTTCCCAGTTATTGGGAGACAAGTTCGCTACTTATGTAAACATGAGTGACTACTTAAAACGCAGGGCCACTTCATTGGGGATCGATGTTGAGGGTCTTGTGCGGACTGAAGAAGAAATCCAGATGGAACAGCAGCAGGCAATGGGTCAACAAATGGCCCAGCAGGCAACCCCCCAAATCGCCTCTGCTGCTGGGAAGATGGCGCAGGAAGACCCAGAGAAACTTCAAGCGATGGCGGGAGCCGTGCAACAGGGTATGCAGCAACAGCAATAATATTATGGTAGAGAGCATAACAATAGGTGACCCAGATAGTGGACCCGAAGCTCCGCAGGACGAGGCGGTGGTCCAAGAGCAGGAATCGATTCAACCTAATGAGGAGGAGGAGGCTTCGGATAGACCCGAATGGTTGCCCCCCAAGTTTGAGTCTCCCGAAGACCTAGCCAAGGCCTATGGAAGCTTGGAGAAGAAGCTTTCCCAGAAGGACGCAACAGAGAAAGGCCTTCTTACTTCGGATGAATTTGAAAATTATTATGATGAGTACAACTCCAAGGGAGAACTGAGTGAGGATACTTATGACACCCTGTCCAAGAGGGGTATCTCCAAGGACCTTGTAGATCAATACATACAGGGACAGGAGAGCCTGAATGAAAAGCAAGTGGCTGACATGCACTCACTCGTGGGTGGAGAGGACGCATACAAGGGGATGACCGAGTGGGCAGCAGAAAACATTTCCGAGGAGGAGTTGGAGGCTTTCAATACAGCCGTATCATCCGGGGAAAGTGCAACCATAAAGCTTGCGATACGGGGGGTGTACTCCCAGTTTAGGGAGGCTGGCAATGCCCCAACCTTGGTTCAAGGGGGTAAGACCCCGGCGATTGGTGGCTATGGGTCAACCCAAGAGATGTCTAAAGATATGTCAGACCCAAGATATACGGCTGGTGACAAGAATTGGCATGCCCACGT